ATGGTAAGTAATTGGTTTAAGCAAAGATACAAATCTCTACGATACATCCAAATCCAACTTAGGCTCTTTTTTCTTTAAAGTCTTTAGACCTAAGAATGTTTCACCTACTGTTAGTTTTCCACTGCCGTCGATATAGTTATACTTTACTCCTATAGGAGATTCTTTATAGGGATTTATTTCACCAACAGTACAGAGTACATAGCCTTCTACTATTAAACATTCCTCTTTCATCTTTTCCTTGTCAAAGTTCCATGATTGAAGATTATAGTTTTCTACCCAATATTGGTCTCCTATTTCGATGCCTTGTGGAACAATACTTACTCCTACGAGTGTCTTATAAAGCTGCTCTTTCTGAAAGTGTTCGCCCATATGAGCGTTTATCAGATCCATGAGAGCTTCTTTTACAGGACTAGGTCTAAGCTGATTAGATAAAAGATTCCATAAATCTTCATGGGTTATTTCTACCGTGATATGTGGTTGCTTACTGCTCATTTCATGTTAAAGAGTGCTGAGCTATTTCCACCAAGCATTGTAGAAGGATATTTTCCATCCCAGGCTTGTACGCGTAAATAATCTACGTATAAAGGAGTTAGCTGTTGTTGTTTAAGTTTCATTGCCTGTGCTAAACCTTCAGCTTCGATTACTTCAGCTCTTGCTTTACCTGCAGCACTGATTACAGCTTGTGCAGAGTCACCTCTAGCTTCAGCTATCATTTTCTGTGCATTTGCATCAGCTACTAGAGCCTGTTGCATTTTAGCTTGTGCTTCTTGTACCGCTTTAGTCTTAGCTTCAATAGAAGATTTTAATGCTTCAGGGGGTATAATATTGGTTCTAAGCTGACTTACAGTAAACCATTTAGCCACACGTTTATTACACTCTGTAACGATGGCTGATTCAAACTTCTCTCTATCGTTGAAGATGGCATCCACTTCCCATTTGTTGGCTACGTCGTTAACGGAACCTACAATAGCGGTCATTAACCATCCTTGTTCAATAGCTTTTACATCTAAACGAAGCGCACTAAACATATCCCCTACAGCATCTGCTTTAAGAGAATAGTTAAACGTAGGTTTGATTGTAGCTTGAAATCCTCCTTTAGTAATAACAGTCTGATCGGCATATTCAATATGTTGCTGGAAAGTAGGAAACTCGTACAGCTTCTCACTCCAACTATTACACATTACCCAACCTACTTTGTACTCATACTTAGATACTCCACGAGAGTCTCCTGTTAAGTTTACCTTGATACCTACGTTACCTGCGTCTACACGTTCTAAAGAATACGGTTGAATGAATCCTACAAGTAAACCGATAATAGTAATAATACCTGGTTTTGTAAACCAACTTCCACTCATTTTGGTTCCTCCGTATATTTTATCAGATACTTCATAATCTTTACGAGTTGCAACTAGGAGTCCTGCTGCGAAAATTAGTGCTAATGCGATGATGATGATTGAAATCATGGTTTTTTATAGTTTTAAGAGTTTAACGATTATTTTTACTGCTCCTATTCCGGCTACCAAATTCACACCGATTATTACAAAAAGTAATCCTGTGTTGAAAAAGATAGGCAAGTCTCTACTTAGGCAGTATTCAAAGTAAAGACCATCTACGGTCATTGTAAGGACTGCTATTAGAAGCAGCCATAAGAGTTGTGTTACTGTTTTCATGTTATGGTATTGGTTGTTAGTTTATCAAGTATTGCTCTCAAAGCAAAAAGATACTGATTACGCGTAGTAACCTTGAGTCTTGTCTCGGAATGCAGTTGTTTTTCTCTACCGAGATACCAATAGTACGTACCTCTAAAGCTTGACATAGCGAGCGTGGTTATACCTACTTGATGAGGTCTTCCCTTTTTAGCTTTACCTGGGCTGAGTACTATTTGTATAACTCTTTCCTTGACCCAATCTACAAAGAAATAACGATTACCTCCATTAGAGCACATAAAATGAAAATACTGTTGATTGGGTCTAGTTTCTCCCATAATGTATGTTTTTTGGTTAATAAGTTAAGAGACAGCTCAGAGGCCAGCACTGGATCACCGTGGAGGCCAGAAGTGCCCTAACCTCCTTAGTTCATTCGGCACGCCAATGAACATTCTTTGCAGTCGAGCATTACCTCATCCTTTTACGCATGCGTTGTCCCTATATTCACTAACCCCAAACGAGGTCAGCAAAATCAGTACGGCATACATTTTTGACGTAATCTACAAATACGCCTCCGTCATTCCAACGTTTAATAGTGCCGCCCTCACAATCTTTGTGAGAAGCGTCACCATTAGCGTGTCTTGGAACATACGTTACTTTCGAGCCGATATGTTCTTCTGTTAATTCTACACCTTCAACGAAGAAGCCTGAAGGATTATCCTCTAAGCTCAAGAACGGATTTGTTTCTTAAGTTCAGCAACAGACATACCTTTAAGCTTATCGTCTTGTTTTTGTGCGATAAGTTCGAAGATTTTATCATTGTGCTCTTTATCTTCTTTCTTCTTAGCAGCTACCTCAGCTTCTTCTAACTTAGTAGTTAGTACCTCAAGGGCTACATCAAACATTAACTTTGTCTTTTTGTCTTTAACAGACTTGGTTACTAAGAAAGATTTCTTTCCTGATTCACCGTACTCTTTTTCAAGCGATACTGCAAGAGTATCTAACTCTTCTACAGAAAGGTCCCACAGTTGTTCTACTGATAGGCTTCCCTTTGTTGTTGTAAATCTTAGCTTTTGTTTTGTTGCTTCTTTAAAATTACTCATGGTTTTTTGGTTTTTGGTTTTTGATTAATAAATGAGTTGAGACGAGAGGATTTGAACCTCCAACACCCCGAAAGTTTGACTCGGGTGCTCTACCGGATTGAGCTACGCCTCAAATAATAATGTTGGGATGAACGGATTTGAACCGCCGACCTTCTGCTTGTTTTGGCTGACCGGGTAGGACTTGAACCCACGACCTCCTGATTAGAATCAGGCGCTCTACCAACTGAGCTACCGGTCAATGCAGACGCTCTATCCAGACTGAGCTACATCCCAAACGATTGCTTAGAACTTAATCTTAAGCATTCTCTTAAAGCTACCTTGTACCTTAACGATTACCTCGTCACGCACTGTAGCGTTGAAACCTAATCCTGATAATTGCTTATCGGAAGTTTCTATTGTTTTTGTCGCACCTAATACTTCCATCACCTTACGATGTGCAAGTAAATCCGCGTTCAAGTTCTCGTTATGAAAACTACGGATAGATGTTGGTGACTTACAGTTCTCTAACATAAAGAAATAATGCTTGTTTCCTGTAGTATTTTCTCCCCAATGATTCGGTGATAAACACACAAGATTTACCTTATGAAACTCGTTAGTTTCAAGGCCATATATTTCTTTAGATGAAACACCTGATTCAGGTAACTTATGCTCAATACTGAAGCTTCCGTTTCTAAGCGTTACTGCGGCAACAATTATTCTACCTGATACAGGACGGTTGTATTCATAGTAATAAGTCTCTCCGTCAAACTCAATCTCAGCTTTGAAGCCTTTAGAGTTATGTTCACGAAACTGGTTTACGATAAACGTATAAGCGCCATCTTTCATCTTCTTAAGGTCAGCAAAATAGATGTTCTCTACAGCAAGCTTTCCATAAGGATCCGTGTTATCTAAATCTAACTGACCAGAACAACTACTTAAAGTATTACCGCCTTTGTCTTTTCTGAAAGGTGTAGAATAACCTATTTGCTCAGAGTTTGGTTGAATACACCAAGCATCTAAATCAGAACGATCATCAGGGGAATTAGCATCGTCATTCCAAATCATTGAGAATCTCAATACACCATCAACTCTGCCTCCTTTTGTAGCAACTGCTTCTTTAATCTGAGACTTTCCTGCAAGATTACCTGAGAATGTCCAAGAGTAGTTGTTAGACCACTTAAAGATTGGTTTGCTATCAGGATTGTTAGCTGTAGTAAGACTTACCATGTTTCCTTCATGAGTATTCTTTAAGAATGCCTCAATAGAAGTACATCTTGGTAGGATATCTTTCATGAACTTGTCAATAGTTACCTCTTCAATGCCGTCGAATTCAGCACGCTTATGTCTTGTTGATGTTGACTTAACACTATCAAGAACAGAAACTTTTTTAATAGTTCCTGGGCCCGCGTTGATATGCTTAATCTCAGATGCTTTAATATCATCTAATACAGCAAAACGTCTGTCAAAAGACTCTTCGTATCCGTTTTCTTCTACGAATTTCTTAGCTTCTTCGATTTGTTTCTTAGTGATAGGCGCTACAGCTTTCATATAGTTAGCTGGGTCAACACGTTTGTTCCAAGCTTCACAAGCAGCGTTAAGCTCTTTACCTTCTGATAACTCAGAACATAATACACCGATAAGTTCATTCTTGAACTTAGCAAATGGTAATCTGTAAGAAGTTACCCAGCACCAATTATCTCTTTCTGCAGCAGATAATGCATCATAAGCTAATTTGTAAGGGATGAACGTCTCCACTTTATGCAAGTGAGTTGTTCCGTCCAATAACGAGCCTTGGTTGATAAGATCTTTAACCAAGTACAGAGTATCAACAGATATTTCTTCCATTGCTCTTTGAAATACGTTTTTAGCATCTCTGTATGCACCTCTTAAGGCTTCTACTGAACTACCTGACATATCTACGAACTCTTTTGGAAGGTCTAAGAAGAAATGGTTGAACATCTTGATTTCTTCAGGTTGAACGATTAGGTCACCGTTAGATCTTCTGAACTTCTCAGCTTCTTCTTTAGTGTATCGCTTAGGATTACTATCTACACCTAATCTGAATACAGAGTTAGACTTAGAGCATTTCTCATAAGGAAGACTGTTAAGCTCATTAAATGTTTCAAAAAATACTTCCTTGATTTTGGATTTCCCTATAGCTTCCGACATAGCCTTAGCAGATGCTTCATATTCACCTTTGATGTCTACATCGAATAGGGTCATGAGCTTTCCATCAGTACCGACTGCTACAATATTACCATAACGTCTAAGGAAGTTATTACAATGATTACAGTTGTGTTCTGAGCTTGCCGGGTCTCTGAATATAGGATTATCTCCTTCTTTAAAGGAAGCTAAATACAGGTCATATACTTCTTGACCTGTCATTTCTACAATAAACAGTTTACCTGTTGCGCACATTAATAGTAGCTGTGCTTGAATAAGTTTTGTAAAGTTTTTCATGTTGGTTTGTGGTTATTAAATAAAAAAGGGAGTCCATCACTCAAGATGAATCTCCCTTATCAAATACTCTGGCGAGAGTAGTGTAATCTACTGATTGTTAATCAGTTGCGTGGAGGTGGGCGGAGTTCAACCGCCGTATCCCCGATTTAAAATGAAGCTTTCTACATGTTTAGGACAGTATTTTCTAACACTCCGAAATTATGCCCTTTTGCTGAGTGTAAAAGACAAAAATACTACTACATTTTTAGACAGTCGTAGTCAGCTCTGTTGTTGTGCTTAGGCTGCTAGAGCCAATTCCACTTCCTTAACTTTTGGGCTTAAGTATAAAACTTTAGCACCTTTTGCTGCGGCTTTGATGTCTGAGACATCTCCAACCTCGTTAGTTATAACGTTTGCATTTGTTTTTGTGAGTCATAGATTAAAGTGATAGGCCCATCTCACTACATGCTTACTTTTCTTTATAGAACCAGGGTCATTAGCCGGCACCCCCAAAATATAGCAAAACAGAGTCTCTTTTAAATTTTTAAGGATATGAAGAGAAAGAACGACGTTTTTGACTCTGCTTTGCTAATGTGTTTAATCTTTGTTAGGCTTTCCTAACGAGCCTAGTAAACCTATAATAGGATTCATAGCTCGTGCTTGTTGGCTGATGATTACAGTAGAACAAAAGAACACCTCGTTAATGTGATTACACATACCCGTTACCTTGTTCATTGCTTCAACTGTATCTCTTGATGTTATAAATGCTTTTTCACAAGCGCTTCCTAACATGTTAGCTCTTTCTTCAGATATTCCGAGTGATCCGCTTACAGTATCTGACTCGCTATCTACTACTAATAGTTTAAAAGGTTCTCCTTCAACTGGAGTAGCGACGATGTTGCGTTTAAGAATCGCCCTAAAGAAGTTTATGATTGCTTTTTTCATATGTTGGTTTTTGAGGTTATAAAGATAAATACTTTTTAGAGATTATACAATAGGGCACATGCAAGATGAGGAGTGCCGTCGAAACAGTCTTTCTGATAGGTTTCACCGTCTTTAACTTTTTCTTGATCAGCTAAAACTCTCCATTGACCGCTACTAGCATCAAATTCCATAGCTTTTCCACCATACTCTTTTCGAATCACATTATGAATGTGTACTTTGAAATCAGCTTCTTTGTTGAAGACATCGCATCCTGCAATATACTTATTGTTAGCATCATTTATGGAAACTCTTGTATAAGCTTTTTGTAAGGCACGTTCTAAGTTCATATAAGGAGCCGCTAGTTCTGCAAAACCATACGATACTTTCCAATCACCGTTTTCGTTAGCTTTTAGAGAATATAACTCTGCTGTATGAAACTTGCAATTGCCTGGTACTATTTCAACTACGCTGTCTAAAAGGAGTATTGGTTTTAGTTCTCCTAGCTTTCTGCTTTCTTTTAAAAAATCATCAATCTGACTATGTTGACCTTTTCCTAAATTATAACCATATCCTCGAGCATTGCCTGTTACAATACCTTTAAAAGGAGCACTGATGCTAAGTATTTCTTTAGCGGGTACAATAAGTAAAACATCTGAGTCTAGCAATAACCCTTGATTATAAGCATTACCATGATGTTCAGCTACATTGTGACCTTGGGCTAGTATAATCGCCCTGACCTTATCAACGAGATAAGGGCAGGCAAGATTAGATTTTGATAGATAGACTCTCATCTTATTTAATGAATAAGTCTGTTAAGTTGTCCTCTGCAATCTTCAATTCAATACGCTTGTTAGCTAACTGAACAGATAAAGACTGATAGTCTTTTGTCCATTGCTTAGCGTCGAAGTTTTCACCCACTTTTAATGAGTAACGATTGTCTGGAGATTGGTCAAGCATTACCTCACGCTTGTCTTCTAACTTGTTTATTTCGTCGATTAAATCGCGAACAAGTCCTTCTTGAGCATTTCTTGCAGATGTTACGATTCTACCTGCTCTAGAGTCAATGATTGCATCACCATTACGGCTGATTAATGACTCGAACTTTGATTTTGATGTGTTTGTTGTTGACATGATGTTGGTTATTTAAAGGTTAATGGTTTCTTGATAAGTCATCTCAGATTCTGAACCCTTCATACTACTATGAAGCGTGACATCAGTTATCTGAGATGACGTTTAATATTTCAGGGACACTCCTCCTAACCACCACCATATGATAGTTAGAGGAATGCCCCAATGCGTTAAAGATACAAGGCGTTCGTTTAAACTACGCTCAAGGCGAGAGGACTCCTAGTTCCTCCATCTACTCCCCCGATAAGAAGAGTCGTTTGTTAGCATCTTTAATATTTTTCTGCTGTAAGAACTTTGATTCCCTCATACACTGACCATGCGGTCGATGTAAGAAAACAGCATAATATGAACAGTGATAAATCCAACGACCAAGCTACTTTGTGGCAATACCATAGGGAAAGCCCGTCTTGTTGAATACAATAGAACCATAATACTCCTATTTCTATGAGTACCGTAGGGATCAAGCTAAAGCTTAGAATGTATCTTAATGTTTTCATGGCGAGTGGTTACATTAGATCACTTGTTGGTGATGGGTTGATAAATATACCGTTCGTTAAACTGTTCTTGAGTAACACGGTTAGAGGGGATGTTATAGCTAAAAGCTATCTCGTCCACATACTCTTGGTTTTCGGGATTACGGATATCGTTTTCCCACGGCGTTCTTGATGACCATTTAGTCATAGCACAACTACTAAGAACTAGTGCTAATAGGATAAATTTCTTCATTTTGGGTGATGTTTAGAGTGACTAATAAGTTATAAAGTCACCTGATATATAAGTGAATAGACTATGACTATGACCAAATCAATGACAAAGACCTCCCCCTGCATCAAAGGCAAGGTTAAAAACTAAGACTGTTTACATATCACTACAGGGCAATGCCCGAGTAGATATGTCAATAATAGATTTTTGCAGAGTGAGCGGTTGTTGCGCGCTCCCTTTCGGGTTGTGCACGCTGATTGATTGATCCTTAACAGGGATCTGCTTCCTATAGCAGGTTAAACAATAGTTTATAGTTTATAGAGACTTATATATCAGGTGTAAAAGAATAGAGGACACGGCTTGTGCTTATCCTCTATCCTACCCTTACAAGGAGATTATGCCGAAGCTTCTTCCTCTGATGATAAGCCCTTTAAGAACTCATCAATCACTGGTTGAAACCTCGCATCGACAGCAATCGATAAAGCAGCAGTTGCTTTTATCTCATCCTGACGTGTCTTTTCGAATTCGCTCTGTTCTACCTGAACCGCTTGAGACCACTCATTCATCGCTGACGTATGTTTCGTCATCATATCCTGATTGATCTTCTTAGCCTCCGCTTGCTTTACTCCGTTGTCATGAGCTATACGTGCATTCTCCGCAGTAACTAAGTTTTTAACCTTAGCCTTGAAGTAATTCACTCTTTGCTCATGCTTACGGTGTAGAGTAGCTAAGCTTTCATGAAGAGCCATTAAGGTAGCTGAATCATGATGCACGGATACCGAAACAGGTGTCTTCT